CAATCACTTCAATCTATAATCAAATTACAGAAGAAGATATTGTGCAGTTTACGATGAATCCTAGTTCTGGAGTTGGAACATATCAGATTGGTGAAACAGTTTATCAAGGTTACTCTGCACCACTGGCAATAGCCACAGGTAAAGTGGTTTCATTTAATAATAATATTTTACAATTAAAAAACATCAATGGTAATTTTGTGTCGAACTTACCAATACAGTCCACGAGTGGCAGTGCAAACTATGTGTTTACATCATTCTCACCTATAGCACAGAAGTTGGTGCAAATAGATACCACACCAATGCCAACGGATGCAAATGTGAATACACCGTATGTTGTAACAACACAAATATCAGAAGCACCGTATATTGAAGAAGGATTAGTTTTACCGCCAGATTTTGTTGGTGATGTTACGGAACAAGTTGGACGTGATGACCTACATATAGAACAAGAAAATCCAATAGATTTACAATAAAGGTAACTTAAAATGTCTCGCACAATACAATTTAGACGACTAGGATCAGCCACATTAGCAAATACAACTGGCGCTAATGGTGAATTGATTATTAATAATACAAACAAAACTTTGACAGTTCATGATGGTACAACTCCTGGTGGATATGCATTATTAAATTCTGCGACCGATAATAATATTGACCAGTTTGCTCGCACAACTGCCAATACTGCTGTAGCCGGTGTTATTACTGTAAATAATTTGGCTCAAAATGCTTATAATAAAGCTAATGCAGCTTATAACTATGCCAATACAATTGTTTCTGATACCCAAATTGACCAGTTTGCTCGTAATACAGCCAATACAAATTCAAATAATATTACGATTATTCAAGGTGTTAATACGACACAGAATACCAATATTACCAATGCAACAAATCTGGCGCAGTCAGCGTTTGATTCTTCCAATACTGCATCAAATAATATTAGTATTATGACTGGTGTTAATGACACTCAAAACACCAGAATTAATAGTATTGAAACAATTAATGCAAACCAAAATACTTCTATTAGTATTATTCAAGGTGTTGATACTACACAAAACACCAACATTACTACTGCTACCAATTTAGCACAGGCGGCATTTAATCAAGCAAATTCAGTTTATTTACCTTCTGTTACTCGATTAAACACAACGAATTCTGGCGCAAGCTCTTATTTGTTTGACCAATACACAGGTAATAACCCTAATATTTTTATTCGAGCAGGTGAAACTCTTGCTTTTAATTTAAATGTAACAGGTCATCCATTTTTGATAAGAGAATCGGCCGGCGGTACACTTTATAATATTGGTCTTACACATGTATCAACAACTGGAGTTGTTTCTACTGAATCAAGTGCTCAAGCACAAGTATCTGGCACACTCTATTGGAAAGTTCCAGCTGCATTGGCTGGAAATACCTATGTTTATCAATGTGAAATTCATGGTGGTATGGTTGGTAATATTGTTATCGAGATACCTAACCAAGCAAACTCTGCAATCAATTTGGCACAAGCAGCTTATGATTATGCCAATACAATTGTATCAGATACTCAAATAGATCCATATGCTCGAACAACTGCCAATACAGCTTCAAATAATATTATAATTATTCAAGGTGTTAATACAACCCAAAACACTAATATTACCAATGCAACCAATTTAGCCCAATCAGCTTTTGATTCCTCCAACAATCGTACCGTTAGTAGCTTAGTCAATGGTGCTAACACCGTTAGTCTTGGTTCGACTGGCACATTAACTATGCCTACAGGAGGCCGAATAAATTTTGATAGTCTTTCAATAAGCGAAGCTGTATTTTATTCGCCAAACAAAACTGTTGAAATTTCTTCTGGTACTAGTAATGTACAAATAATTGCAACAGCTCTGTCGGGCCGTAAAACTTGGTCCTTTGAAGCCAATGGTGCTATAGTATTCCCAGATTCATCTGTTCAAAACACCGCATTTACTGGTACTGCAATTGACCAAGTTGCTAGAAATTCAGCCAATGCAGCTGCACAAACAATTCCACAAAATATACAGTCAACAAATTACACATTACAATTAACTGATGCTGGTAAACACATTTATTACACTCAAGCATCTAATACGATATTGCATATTCCAACAACATCAAATGTGGCATTTTCAAATGGTTCAACCATTATGATTATCTCTGCAACATCAGCTGGTGCCAATGTAACTGTATCACCAAATACAGGTGTAACAATGTATCTTGCTGGCAATACAACAAGCGCTTCACGAAATGTTACTACATATGGTATGGCTACATTAATTCAAGTTGCGGCAAACACCTGGTTTATTAACGGTACAGGAGTTTCGTAATGAGTGGTATTATGGCCATGATGGCCAGTAATGTTCAGCAAGCTAATGCGTTTACTTATATTCCTTTACCTTCACTCCAAGGCGATTTAATGTTACAAAGTGGTTCCGAGGATTTAAATGAAGGCTCAGGAACAGAAGATTTGAACACATAATTTACAATAGGTTAAACAAATAATATGAATGACTTGAATAAAATTTTAGCAGATGTGTTTGACATTGCACCAATACCAGAAGAAAAGAAAGAAATCTTTCCTGTGGTATCGGTCAAGTATAATGATCCTGATTTAAAACAGGACCTCACAGACGCCTATCAACAATCAAAAGAAAACTTACAAGGTATCATTGACCAAGGCCAAGATGCTATGGAAGAAATACTGAACATTGCCAAAGCAGGCCAACATCCACGAGCATTTGAAGTCTATGGTACTCTACTAAAAAACATGGTAGATGCCAATAAAGAACTTCTGAATATACAAAAACAGATGCGTGATATGGATGAAGAAAAGAAAAAAAATGCTGGCACCAGTATTGATAAGGCCATCTTTGTAGGTTCTACTGCTGAACTTAATAAACTTCTCAAAGGAAAAGAATGAAACTTTGGGTGAATGTTTGTTTTTATTATGTAGAAGAACGGTTAGAGCAGTTTAAAGAAGTAATAAAGACATTATCTGATATACCAAACATCAAACTCATTATTAACAGCAATGTCAATTTTGATACTAATCTAACTATTCATGTTACAGAACTAAATGATCCATACCATCATACATGGGAACATAAAAAGTATATGTCGGAATTCTTAGAATCAGACTATACACATTATGCCTATCTTGAAGGTAATATTCATGTTGAAAAAAAAACATTTGATTATTGGGTAAAAACACGAGAACTCTTTCATCGCAATAATCTAAACTTTATACCTGCCGTTCATCGTGTTCAAAAGAATAAAGAAGGTCAAGTGTATTCTTTAGATTGCACACACCATCAACGGCATCGGCCAACCATCACAGTAGAAGAACAAAAGTTTATTTCTTTATCTGAACCATATCAAGGTATGTTTATCATGGATAAAGAATTGGTTAAAGAACATATTGAATCAGATTATTATTCTTTTGGTCAAAAAGGTTCATGGGGTATCCGTGAATCAGCCAATTTAGGCAATATGTTTGTAAACATACCTATAGGATTTGGACATAGATATATGTTACCACTAAATAATTTCTCCGACTCATGGGTTACACACTTTGGTACCGACTATCATAGTGACGAAAATTCACCTCACGCCAAAATAAAAATAGAAGATTTATTTCGATGAACCAAAAAGATTCTTATCGTGATAACCCCTTACTCAAAAAAGTAGGTGTTGACCATCAATATACCAAAGAACAGATTGAAGAATATGTGAAGTGTTCTAAGGATCCTGTTTACTTCTGCAAGAACTACATTAAGATTGTAAACGTGGATGAAGGCCTTATTAATTTTAATATGTGGCCTTTTCAAGAAGAAATGCTTAATCTATTCAAAGATAATCGTTTCGTTATCACCAAGTGTCCTCGTCAGGTTGGTAAAACTACCACAACAGTTGGTTATCTTCTTTGGGCAACCATCTTTACCGACTCTCAGAACGTGGCCGTTCTGGCAAACAAAGGTTCTTTGGCTCGTGATATTCTATCTAAGTATCAACTGGCATATGAGAATTTACCCCAATGGCTCCAGCAAGGTGTGGTGACATGGAACAAAGGTAATGTAGAACTAGAGAATGGATCTAAGGTCATTGCGGCTTCCACCAGTTCCTCAGCAATCCGAGGCGGTTCGTTTAACATTGTGTTCTTAGACGAATTCGCTTTCGTCCCAAATAATATTGCCAATGAGTTCTTTAACTCGGTCTATCCGGTAATCTCATCCGGTAAGTCATCAAAGATTATCATTGTTTCCACTCCAAATGGTATGAATCTATTCTATAAATTGTGGATGGATTCGATTGAGGGACGAAACAACTATAAAAACTTTGAGATTCATTGGTCTCATGTGCCAGGCCGTGATGAAGCATGGAAAGAAGAAACAATCCGTAATACATCGGAACGGCAGTTTGCACAAGAGTTTGAAACCGAATTCTTAGGTTCATCTAATACTCTCATCTCTGGTTACAAGTTACAGCAATTGAGGTATGTAAACCCAATTGAAGAACACGATAAGATGAAAATTTACGAACATCCTAT